ACTTTATTATATCCCTGTGTTGATTTCGTGTGAAATTGGCACAGGGATATATCGTATTTTTACGCAGCCTTTTTCGCGCGTATCTTTGAATTGTTTTATAAATTATTACTGTTATGATGTTTGAAAAAATAAAAGAATTTATCATAAGTGTTACGCTTGCATTGCTTGCATTTATGAAGCCTATTGAGCCTGAACTTAAAACACTTTCGCTCATTTTCGTCCTTAACTTCGTCTTCGGATATCTTTCAGGTATGATTGCGAATCACGAAGATTTTGATATTAAAAAAGCGGGCCGTTGTGGACTTGAAGCTGCCGTTTTCTTTGTGCTTTGCCTCTCTATTTTTGAGATAGGTAAGTTAAAGGAGCAGTGTGTGCAGGCGCAACAGTGTGTTAGTATGATAACTTACCTTGCGATGTACTTTTATGGGCTAAATATTTTGAAGAATCTTAAGAAAATTTTCAAGCCTGAAACGGCAGCATGGTATATCGTTGCTTTTATTTACTATATTTTACGAATTAAATGGGTTGAGAAAATTCCTTTTTTGTCTGAGTTTCTAAACATTCAATCGAAAACGAAATAATTATGACTTATCAACAAAAAGTATTTTGTAAAGCTGTATATGCTGCTGCTTGTGCACTTTACTTAAAAGATAAAGATAATTGTGTATCTCCTTTATTTACAACCGCACAAGCGATGTTGGAAAGTGGTTGGGGCAAGGCTGCGATCGGTAATAACCTCTTTGGCATGACGGTAGGGAGTTCCTGGACGGGCAAACGGCAATTGGTCACTACTCGCGAGATATTCTCTACTCCTAATAAACAATTTAATGCACCTGAATGCATTATTTATGTTACTCCGTTGAAAGGGGGGCGTTACTTGTATAAATGTAAGCGTCTATTTCGTGATTACGCGACACTTGAAGAGGGATTGAAGGATCATAATGCGCTTTTCAAAAAGCAGATTTATGCGGATGCGTGGCCGTATCGGTTATATCCGAAAGAATTTGCTAAGCGTATCTCTGATAAGATAGGGGGAATGTATGCTACAGACCCTCTTTATTCACGCACATTATGTAGAATGATAGATATTGTTGCATCTATAGTTAAATAGAAAAATGGGAAATTACAAGAATTCAATTGAAAATAATATTCCGCTTATTCGTAAGCGTGTAGGTACAGATCTTTTCCTTGTTTTAGAGATACGCGAGGAGGGTAAAGGTGTTGACTTTAGCAAATGTAAAAACGTCAAAATTTGTATTGTAAACGAGGACGGAATAACGAGTAAATGTTGGAAGGAAAATGTAACAACAAAAGGCTCGCGTTTAGCAATTCAGATGAATGCTACTGATAATAATATTACAGGTATCTTTAGAGTGTCGGTTATTTACGATATACCGAGCGATGATAGCGAAACAGGCTTTATTCACGTTGTAAGGGATATTCCAAATGCCTTTGAAATCATCCCTTTGTCTACAGAGGAAACACAGGCAATGGTGTTCGTTGTGAGCAGTCAGGGTGGATTAAAGCCCACCGAAGCTCACGACGGAAAGGACGGACGTTTCAAGCGCATTGTACACGAATCAACCGATACTACATGCACCTTAACACCTAATGTTCGACATGTGTGGGGCGAGGTTGAACGGCTTGATTTATCGCTTGAAGAGGACAACACAAGCGACTATGTGAATGAATACTCGTTTGCTTTTAGATGCAAGAGCAACAAGCCTACAACTCTTAGTGTGCCTGCAAGCCTTGCATGGGCAGAGGGTAAGGTCGTAACGACAAAAGCAGGCAAGAGATACGAGGGTAGCATTATTGATAACGTAATAGTATTAATAGAGGTATGAGCATGAATCGAAGACGCCTGTTGTTAAGGCATGAATATAACAAATACATTCACTTTGAGAATGAGGAATTAAAGAATAGCATTGCAACTTTGATGAAAAAAGATAAAAGCGATGAGATAACAAAGAGTGATGCGGAAGCATTCAAGGGTGAGTTAAATATACGGCTTAGTGATAAATATAAAGTTAATTCTGGATATGCGTTGAATTTTAATGAAGCAACTTTTTTCCCAAATGCTGATATTTCCTTGCAAAGTCTTAACATAGGAGAAATAACTATTCCTATGTATACTTCACCGCACACGTTATCTCTTGCTTTCTGTAATATATCAAAATTCATTATTCCTGAAGGGACAACAACTTTACCAAAGCGCGCTCTTTGGATGTGGTACAGAATAGAGCACCCTGTTGTTATCCCCGAAAGTGTTCGGTACATCACAAACACACTTACAAATCAGGCATCTTGTACCATAGATGTAATATTTAAGTCAAATAAGCCTCCCGTGTTTACTTCAATCGGTTCAAACACAAGTCCTTTTTATTACAATAATGCGAATATCTATGTACCTGATGATGCGATAGATGCATACAGAACTGCTAAAAATTGGGAGTTGGTGAAAAATTTCATTTATCCTATTAGTGAGTACAAAGGTAATTATTAACAACTAAAAATAAATATTATGATACAATACAGAAAAGGAGATGAGGTGTACAACGGCAGGTTCATTGAGGTAAACGACAGAATGATAATTACCCCAACACCTGAAATCTTGCTTGAAAATGGCTACACCCCTGTTGATGTTGAACCCTCGCAAGAGGAGTTACTCGCAGCTGCAAAGGTAGAGAAGATTGCAGAAATCGAGGAGTACGCGAAAAGTAGCAATGTGAACGAGTTCTCGTTCATGGGTATAAAGATGTGGCTTGACGTAGATACTCGCATGGGTTACAGCATGAGCATAAGGTCGGCTGATGCATTAGGGTTGAAATCAATTCAAATGCCTGTTAACGGGAATGTCTATCCTATCGAACTTGAAAAGGCGCGGAAGTTGCTTGCGACTGTACACTTGTATGCAGATACAACATTTAACGTCACACAGCAGCACATCGCAAATGTCAAGGCCCTGCAAAGTGTTGACGAAGTGAAAGCATACGACAACACAAAAGGTTATCCACAAAAATTAGATTTAAAAACAGCCTAAAATGGAAATTTTAACAATTATAAGTTTATCTATTATGTCAATATATCTTGTTGGCATGGGTATACGATATGGTGTTAAAGAATATGTTAGCGACAACGCCTATTTAGGAAAATACCGATGGCTATTTTCTGCAGTTATGCTGTTGTGTTCTTTAACACTACTCCCTGTAATGTTAGAGAAAGGCGGTGTCGCTCCTTTTTTTGCATTATTCGCTGTTTTTGGCCTTTGTATTGTCGGTATTGAACCGCTTTATAAGATAGAGAAGATGCATGCTGTTGGAGCTTTTATTGCCCTTATTTGCGGTGCGTTATGGGTGGCAACCTTTTATCCATTTCTCGTTGTAGGAGTAACATTATCATGGGGATGCTATTACCTATTGAAGTTGCCGAAACCTTATTATATAGGTGAAGTGACAACGTTTGTTATGATTTATATAACTATAATTATTTGAAGTATGAAAATTTTGAATTTCTTTTTTTGTAGGTGTACTGATTCTTATTGCGACTGCAATTATTGTCTATCCGGCTTGGATAAGAAAGCAATATGAGGTTAATGAATTGCAGGCGCAGTTGGCTCATGCTCGTACTTATAAGCCTGTTGTTAGCGAGGTGTTACACGACAGCAGTACCGCCGTCACGCAACCTGCTTCAAACATCGATAAGCATGCGTACAAGCGCGAGTTCGCAAATAGAAAGCTACTGAAAGAATTAGACGTGAAGCCTCGTGATGTAGCTGCTCAGTCTGATATTGCTACTCATGCAAGTGACTCTGTAAAGCTTGCTCCGCGTGATAGTGTGTTTTCTTATCACGATAAGTGGGTACAATTCAAGTTCTCGCTACGGGATAGCTTGCTCTCCTACCATGTGCGTGACTCTCTCTCTACTTTTGTGATACGCGAATATAAGCATAAATTCCTGTTTTGGAAGTGGGGGACTAAGGGGTATAAGATTAAGATTGTGAACTACAACCCTCACTCTAAAATAACTTATAGTAATTATCTTAATATAGATTGATATGGCTGGCTACAATGAGGTTTATACAACTACCGTCAAGCTGAATTCAGAGGAGGCGAAGAATCGTCTCCTTGAATTGCAGAAAGTAGTTGATACGCTTAAACAGAAGCGTAATGAGGCTTTTAAGGCGAATGACATGCAGCTTTTTGCTGCGCTCGGGAAAGATTTATCGAAAGCGGAACATGAGCTGAAGCTTTTCAAAAATCAAACGATGAGCGTCGTTGAAACGTTGAAGCACATCGATAGCAGTAGCGTTGAGCAACTTGAAAAGGCTGTGCGTTCGCTTAAAAGGCAGCAGAAGAAAACGAATGACGAAAATCTTTATGCTGAAATCGGTGTACAGATTCAACGATGCAAGGAGCGTATTGATGAATTCAAACAGGCTGAACGTGGGGCTACAGAAGAGGCTAAACATGCTCAATTTGCGTAATGTTATGTCAAATATCGGTCACGCTTCTTTGAATAAGTTACGCGAAGCTGAAAGTTATTTGAAGCAGCAAGTTAGCAATCAGGACCCATCTTCAACTTCTTATGCTACTTCTGTTAGTCAGCTGAAAGAGGTTCAGGCTCAAATTCTAAAAATAGAATCTGAGCAGAAACGCGTTAACCTGCTTATTGATCAATACGACGATGAGATTAAGCAGGCACATAAGGACATGAGCACTGTGCAGCGAGAGACGAAACTTGTTAATGATACCTTGCGAACACTTGACCATGCCTCCGTAGATAAGCTGCAATATTCTATTAAGATCATCAATGAGAATTTGCGGCACATGGATCGTGGCACGGAAGAGTTTAAGCAGATGTCGGAGCAGGCGAAACGCTTACGTACTGAACTCGCTAAGGTGAACTTTGAGGGTAGGGCGCAACAATCATGGATTAATCGCACGGCTGATTGGTTTAATAAAATGCAGGGGATGGCGATAGCTGCTGTCGCTTCTTTGTCGGGTGTCGCATTGACAGTGCGTCAGTGTGTCAGCGAATTTGCGAAGATGGATGAAGAACTTGTTAACGTTCAGAAATATACGGGGCAGACGAAACAGGAGGTTGAGGAGATGAACGAGACCTTTAAGAATATGAATACTCGTACTCCTCGCGAGAAACTCAATGAACTTGCACAAGATGCTGGTCGCCTTGGTATTCACACGAAACAGGCTGTTGAGGAATTTGTCGACGGAGCGGATAAAATAAACGTTGTATGATGCTGTGAAGAATATTGGTAAGCTCGCGCAAATGTTTGGCGAAGATAAGACTAAGGGGTTGCGTGGTGCGATGTTGGCGACTGGTTCTGTTGTCAATGAACTTGCACAGAATTCTTCAGCTGCAGGTAGCTATCTTGTTGACTTTACCGCACGCCTTGCTGGTGTAGGTAAACAAGCGAAATTATCACAGCAACAGATTATGAGCTATGCTTCTGTTCTTGATCAGAATATGCAGCAGGACGAAACGGCTGCGACGGCCATGAGCGGGTTGATTAGTAAGATGTTTCAGAATCCTGCGAAATTTGCGAAGCTTGCTGGGCAGAATGTTAAGGAGTTCTCTAAACTTCTAAAGACTGATGCGAATGAGGCATTGATGCGCTTCTTCGCTGCAATGAAAGCAAAAGGAGGCTTCGCGCAATTGGCTCCGATGTTTGAGAAGATGAACCTTGACGGCTCGCGCTCTGTAGCTGTGCTCTCTGTCATGGCTGACAAACTTGATGACGTCAAAAAGGCGCAGGTGCTTGCTAATCAGGCTTACGCGAGTGGTACAAGTGTACTCAACGAGTTCAATACGCAAATGTCCTCCGAACAAGCGAAACTTGATATTGCTTCTAAGAAATTCAAGGAAATGCGTATTGAATTAGGCAAAGAGCTTATGCCGGTTGCACGGTATGCAATTACAACAGGAAGCATCCTTGTAAAGGTGTTGTTTACACTCATTAATTTCGGTAAGGAGCATATCAAAGGCATTATTGCATTAACTACAGTAGTCGCTGTCCTTACTGCTACGTATAAAGCAGGAACAATAGCTGTATATGCGTGGTATGTGAAAGAACATGCTCTCCTTGCCTTGCAAAAAGTAAGTGTCATTTGGACGAAAGCGAGAATTGCAGCAATCAATACGCTTAAAATAGCATTTTTCCTATTGACGGGACAGATATCAAAGGCTAAGGCTGCATTAGAAGTAATGAGAGCAGCTTCACTGACCAATCCTTATACAGCGATATTAACGGTTGTCATAGCGCTTGGATATGCAATTTATAAGCTTGTAGGCTATTTCAAAAGTCAAAATGAACAGATGCAGAAGAATACTGCAGCTGTAAAAGAAATGCTTGCTACGCAAAAAGCTATGAATGAAGTTACACAAGAAGCAAATAAAACAACTTCTGAAGAAATCACACGTATGAAGTTGTTGCGCAAGACGCTGACGGATAACAAAGAAAAGTTGAAAGACCGTAAAAAAGCGTTAGAAGAGATACAAAGTATTGTTCCTGAATATCACGGAGCATTGACAAAAGAGGGGTTGCTGATACATAGCAATTCAAAGGTTCTTGATGATTATTGTGATAACCTTATCAAAGCTGCTAAGGCACAGGCTGCTTTCAATAAACTTACAGAAATTCAAGCGAAAAGCCTTGATCATGAAGATATATTGAATCATAGAAAGGGTAATCAGGCCTTTATTGGAAAGAAAATGAAACAAATAGGACTTTCCGCTGATTATGGGCTCAGATATGTTGATGGGGATAAATACGTCATGGAAAAATTAGATAAGAATGGCGGAGAGGTCGGTGAATTGAAAACAATTTCGAGGGAGCAATATCTTCAATATGTACACTATCAAAAGATACATTTTAATAATGTAAGGAGAATAAAAGAAGAACAACAAATATTAGATATAAATAAAAAAATATCTGATAAGCTTAGCGAGATTGCAAAACAAACAAACGAAGAAAAGAAAACTACAGGTGGCACTGGCGGAGGTGGTACCGTTGAAGACGAAAAAGCAAGAAAAAAACGTGAGGCTGCAGAAAGAAAAAGAAAAGCGGAGCAGAAACGCGCTATGCTTGCAGAATTAAAGGCTGCTAAAGCACATACTGATGAATTACAGGCGCAGAATATTGCTGCTGTAGCTGCAGGGCTAAAGACGGACAGGCAATTTGTTAACGACCAGCATCGTATTGCTATTGCAGGCATTGATGACCAAATCGCTATTTATAAGAAATATAATGAAGAGTATCGTCAGCTGAGTGATGACCGCATGCGAGAGGAGGAAGAAATGTCGCGTGCACATAACAAGTTCTTGCTGAAAGATATTGTTAAGCGTAATCAGTTAGAGGTTGCGCAGGCCCATGCTGATTTCCTGAATGTGAACTCTGATATATATATGAATGAAGAAGCGCTGAATGAGCGTCTCTATGAAATTGATATGTCGGCCATGGCGGACCGCATCGCTGCTTTGCGTGAGGGTTCGGAAGAGTGGCTTGATGCAAAGGACGAAATGGAGCGTGCTGAACTTGAACATAGCATTCAACAACAGCGCCATTTCGCGGAATTGTTGTCACGATATCGCGAACAATGGGGGCGCAAAGATGTCAAGCAACAGCAACAAATTGAGCTTATGGGGTTGCAGACGCTTTATGAGAAGAAGCTTATTAAGGAGAAAGAATATCAGGAAATGCGTAAATTGATTAACGCAAAGTACGAAGAAGAGGCTTCTGAAGTGAACTTGAAGAACTCTAAAGGAAGAACTCAA